GCCAACAGAAGGTTGAGCCAAAACCTAAGGCCATCAACCCCGGCACTGTTGCCGATATCGGCCTGCAACAGGTCCGTACTCGTGGACATAAGGACTTGGGCCGTGGGTATAAGGCCCCAATGAACAAGTCTCAGACAACCCGCAAGGGCGGAAGCCAAGGGAGGCATGGATGATCAAAGACCACGACCGTGTGATGCAGCTGCTGAACATCGTCGAGAAAACCTCAGGGGCAGCGCCTGGGTTCACTCACATTATCTCAGATGCAATGGCCGAGCTACGTGAGATCAACGAAGGTCTGCGAAAACAGAAAGAGGTTGAGCAAGGCAAGCCGGTAACGCCTGCACCAGTTGAGGGCGGGTCCACACCAACCGAGGCGGAGGTTGACTCCCAGACAAATTCAAAGCTAACCCCCACTAGGAGGATTTGATGGCTGACGTTCTCGCACCATTTGCATCTAGCAAATCCAACGGCGGCAAACGTGCCACTTGCGGTGGGGTCCATGAAGCCAAGCCGCTATCGTACAAGGAGCCAGTTGGGCCTAAGAATCAAACCCGAGGACCAGGGATTGGAGGCACCAATCACGGTAACTGCGGGACACAAGGGAAGCGGTAATGCCGCTTTTTGGCCTTGCAACGTACTCTGACCTTCAACAAATGGAGAAGACGATCATGTCTGCACTTACCGATCTGCAAGGGGCCGAGGCTAGTCTAGCAACTGCGGTGGCGGCGGCTGTTGCCGATATTCAGGCCTTGGCTGCTCAGCTAGCGGCGTTGCCAAGTGTTAGTGATGCTGATGCCGCAACTATTACAAGCGAGCTAAACACACTGGCCACCAACCTTAACAACGCTGTCAATCCGCCGCCCCCGAGCGCTGCGTAATGACTACCGCGACGGACATTGTCAACTGGGCCTTGCAAATCCCTGGCACCCGCACCTCGGTGACGGATGCTGAACTTGCGTCCAACTCTACCAATGAGGCTATTCAAGCTAACCTCAAGATCGACAATGTCCGTCGCCGCCTTCTGCGGATGGCACCGTGGAATCATGGCCTCGCAACTGCAAATCTGATCTTTATTACCTCAACCCCCGGAACGCCTGAGAACCCAATCGCAGGCACAACGCTTTGGGCACCCGGGCAGCCAGCACCGCCATGGAACTATGAGTATCAGTATCCAGTGGACTGCCTGCGTGTTTGCTGGATTATCCCATCGACACAGACTGGGTTCGCAGGCGGCATCCCCATTTCGACCGCAGTCACTGGGGGTGCCGCTAGCTTCTGGCAAGGGCCGCCGGTTAAGTACAAAGTCCAGAACGATACCTTTGTTCCAGTCACGGGCGTTACAATTGCCAGTGGTGGAGCGGGGTACGCTGTAGGCGACATCATCTTCGGGCCGGGTATGATCAATCCGACCACAGGCCTGATCTCGTGGACAGGCCAACCGGTTGGCGGTCCAATACAGTTGCTTGTTACATCAGTCTCGGGCGGGTCAGTTACGGGTGTATCAATACGTTCGCAGGTCATGAACACTCAAACTGCACCGGCTCAGAGCGGTGTGGCGCAGGGGCCATTAGTAGGAGGAAGTTACTTCGCTGCTATGCCGAACCCGGTCAGCCAAAGCTATACTACGGGCTCCGGCGTTGGGGCGACCTTCAACCTGACTTATGGCAATCCTGCGCCACAACGTGTTATTCTAACGAATCAAGAGTTTGCGATCGTCACTTACATTCAGGATATCTCTGATCCAGATCTTATGGATCAGAGCTTCCTTGATACATGGGCCAAGGCCCTTGGTGCAGAGTTAACTATCCCACTAACCGGAGACAAGAAGCTTGCGAACTTGGCGATCCAGGAAGTAAACCAGGCAATTGCATGGGCTCGGGCCAACGATGGCAATGAGGCCTTGTCGGTCAACGATGTAACCCCAGACTGGATCAGGATTCGTGGGGTGGATTTTTCGGCCCCATACAGTGGGCCGTTTACTGGATTTGATTGGGGCGGCTTATACCCTATATTCGGCTGAAATTCTTGGGGTGGACAGTTGACTTTTTTTCGGGTAAGTGCTTGGAAGAAAGAACTTGGAAGTTATGAGACTTTAGAAGAGGCTGTGGCTGCTCGCGACAAAGGTTATCGCGAGTATTTTGGTGAGTTTGCTCGTGTCTGACATTGCGGTACAAGCCAGTTTCAACAGCGGTGAGTGGGCACCTAGTCTATTCGCTCGTGTAGATATTCAGAAGTACCGCTCTGGCGCTGCGTTACTCGAGAACTTCTTTGTTGATTACCGTGGAGGAGCAAGTACGCGCCCGGGGACAAAGTACATTATCCAAGCTTACAAGCAAGATACTGCGGTCCGGCTGATTCCGTTCCAGGCAACCTTTAATACCGGATATATTATCGAGTTCGGGGACAGGTACGTCCGATTTATTTATCAGGGAGCGTCTGTCGTCAACACCCCAATAGCGATTACTGGGGCGACTAAAGCCAACCCTTGCGTCTTAACCATCCCCGGCAACTCCTACACCACGGCCGATTGGATCTTCGTGGCTGATGTTGGAGGAATGACCCAACTCAATGGCCGATACTTTACAATCACAAACGTATCTGGGAACAACGTCACAATCGCTGGGCTTAATGGCGTTGCAATCGACTCTACAGGGTACGGCGCTTATACTTCTGGCGGCACAGCTGCTAGCGTCTATACCCTTACCTCGCCATACGCGGCTACTGACCTTGCATTGTTGAAGTATACGCAGGCCACTAACGTAATGATCTTGACCCATCCCAGTTACGTCCCATATTCGTTGACGCTGATCACGGCTACAGACTGGACCTTTGCTCCGGTAGTTATTGGACCGAAGGTATCGGCCCCAACCGGAATCCGCATCTTCTCTTCATTGCCGACAGAGGACGCCCTTATCAACCAACCATATGGTTGGCCGGGACAATCTTACTATTCTTATGTTGTGACTGCTGTTGACGATAATGGGGATGAATCGTCTCCATCTTCCCCAGCCCAGATCGGGCCTAGAGTTGATATCCGAAATTATGGTGGTGGCGGGACCAACTCCGTTCAGTGGAATGGCGTTTCAGGAGCAGCCTATTATAATGTCTATGAATCCCCGATCTCATACTTTGGTGTGCAGCCACCGGGTATTCAATATGGCTTTGTCGGCACGCTGTCTGGGACATATTTTATCGATGATAATATCGGGCCTGACTACGCCCATACTCCACCGGTGGCGAAGAATCCATTTGTTGGCAATGGCATTGCCTTCGTCACAGTCACTACGCCAGGTACTTATACCACCGTGCCGACTGTATCGTTTGTTGGTGGCAGTCCCACAGTCTTGGCCTCGGCAGTTGCGCAGCTTGGGGTCATCGACACACCGACTATAGCAGCTGGTGGGACTGGCTATAAGGCTGGTGATACAGCCAACTTTGGTAACGGAGTTGTTTTCAGGATCTTGACTGTTGATAATAGTGGAGTAGCCCTTACCATAGCTATTGCATCTGTGGGATCGATTACGTCTGGCTCGGTCCCAGGTAATCCACTCGCACAGGTCTCGGCCTCTAGCGCTGGTACAGGGCTAACTATCAACGTCACTTGGGGTGTAGTGGCGGTTATTGTGGAGACTCAGGGGGTTGGATATACCTCAGCGCCGACGGTTGCGTTTAGTTCTGGATCGGCAGCTGCAACTGTCACCTTGACGCCAACCGGCAATGGCAATCCGTCAGTTGCTGGATTCTTTCAGCAACGGCTGATCCTTGCGGCTCCAGCAGCGGCCCCCGAGACATTTTACATGTCACAACCGGGGCGGTACTACAACTTTGATACTCATAACCCGATTGAACCGGACGATTCGATTACTGGGACATTGGTCTCAGGGACGTTGAACACAATCAAGTCGATTGTATCGGTACCAGCCGGGATGTTGTTATTCAGTGATAAGGCTGCATGGGTTGTTAATGGTGGATATGTGTCGCAAGGAGTCGCGGCCCCAGTAACTCCGTCTAATATTGTGGCAACTGCTCAGTCATTTATTGGTGCTAACGATATGCCGCCGATCATCGCTAACTACGATATTCTATTTGTGCAGTCCAAAGGTTCTCAGGTCCGTGATCTCGCCTACAATATCTACTTCAACGTCTTCACCGGCACCGACATCTCGCTGATCTCTAGTCATCTATTCTATGGATATACGTTGACGGAGTGGGCATGGGCCGAGCAGCCATACTTTGAGGTTTGGGCTGTCCGTGATGATGGTGTTATGCTAACCCTAACCTTTCTTAAAGAGCAGGAGTTTAATGGTTGGAGCCATCAGGCCACCACTAACGGCTCGTTCAAATCGGTGGCGACTATTACTGAGCCTACCCAAACGGCCCAGAACGTAGATGCGGTCTATACGGTAGTTGAGCGGGCGATTGAAGGTTCGTCCGTCAAGTATATCGAGCGGGTAGCCGAGCGGATATTTAACGGTCTTGATGATCCGTTCTGCGTGGATTGCGGGCTAGACTACGATGGCCCAACTGCAATGCGCTTTCAGGGGATGGAGCACCTTGCAGGGCAAGTTGTAACGGGACTAAAGACTGACAATCTTGGGAATACCACAGTAATAACGCCCTTCACAATGCCCATTAGTGGTGAATTCAGTTTGCCTTCACCTCCGGCCCCAGCAACTGGCTATACAGATGTGCACCTTGGGATTGGGTACACCTGCAAACTTCAAACAATGCCGCTAGAAGTGGGTGAGCCATCGGCACAAGGCAAACCGAAGAGGATTCCTTATGTTGATATCAGGGTGAATGAAACCTTGGGGCTTGAAATCGGTAGCAGCTTCTCGAGCCTAACGCCGATGAAGGATCTGATCCAAGGGAACGTCTCGTCCCAGAAGATCGGCCAGCCAGTACAGATTGTGAACGGTCTGTATACTGGGGATGCGAGGACGTTCCTCG